GTAGCATTGATACCCATTTACGGTCACAGGCTCAGTTGAGAATTGAAAGCCTAGCCAATCAAGCCAGCGTATTGTTCTCTCATGGTCTACAGGCACCACATTCTCGACATAATCAAAAGAATCGACCATGAAATCACACATCTTTTTAGAGGCGCTTAGAAACTTTCTTGGCTGCTTTTCAATTATATGTGAGGCCAGCATCCATATAGAGCCGCCATATATATCTTTAATGTCATCAAAGGGTGATACGCCAAACATACAAGCAGGCTCATCTTTATAGAGGCCTGTATAAATCATAGCGTTCTTATCTTTGAAGGGCATGTGCAACGCCCGCCAAGGCGTTGCTCCATATATCATGCACTCTCGTACATCAGATTGCCGTAAGTGATGTTGTAAATAGCCAGCATGTTCAGATGTTGCTTTGACTATCTTTACATCACCGTCATGGTGAAATGCCTCACTTGTAGAGGCGGGAAAATCCTTCTTGGACTTTTTTGACATATCCGGCATCTCTCTTAGCTGGGTTCCAGTAACGCTCATCATTCATCATTGTCGCTAACTGGTCTTGGTTATTAGAAGACAATGGTGTGGAATCAGCACTAACAGATGCAGAGCCAACTTTAGACATGATAAATTCTAATGCTTCGATGCCTTTTGATGTCTGTCCTATTTGCAGAACAGCATCAGACATTTCTTCTGGAAAGAATTTATTAGCCCATAAATCAACTGCCTCAATACGAGCATCAGCATTATCACCAAGGTTAGAGCGTTCAGCTTCCAAATCAGGCTGTGTAGATGCAATGAACTCAGCATATCTTCCAATGCCATCTTCAAATTCATCTTGGCTATAACCATTCTCAAAAGAGTGGTCAGCCCACCATTTGAATAACGGATTCTCTATAGCCGTTTCAGCTTCGATTGTTTCTGGAATTTGATAGTCACCGACAGTAGCAGGTCTATTCTCAAGAGCGCTTGTTTCTAGCTCTTGATAGATTTGCTGTCGTAACTCTTCATCACCCTTACCGAGTTTGGCTTCTAGTGATGAATATGAAGATGCTAAATCTTCTGGTGTGTTGAACTTTTCTGGCAACCATTCTGGTCGTTCAGTTACAGGTGCTTCTGTAGCTTCAACAGCTACCTCCACATTATCTGCTTCATTCATGCTACTTTACCTTTTCTGATTGTTTAGCTCTTCTCTCAATCAGCCCTACTAAATAACGCTGTCCTTCTAAATGACGTAGTTCAGCGTCAGATACGTTCGGCCCAGTGACAGCTTCAATGGTTATCGAACGTAAATATTTTAATACTTGTTTGCCGTTTGGTGTTTTAAACAGAGCATTTATATCTTGTGATATTTTTTCGTCTGCTTCTTTACCGCGTGGATATCCGTCAAGACCTAAATTCATCGACATCAGGCACGTCACCTCTTTGTTGTGCTTGTTGATATTGTTGAGCCGCCATAGCTATCTGCTCTCGCTCAACGCCATCACGAACTAATGAATCAGGCACACCAAACTTCTTAGCTAGGTAGACAGCAACATCTTCGGATTTGATAAGAAGGTTTAAAATCTCTGGCCCGAATGTGCCGCCTACCATTTGTAAATATCTATTAATAGATGTGATGTCCTGATTGGCTTGTGCTTGTGCTAGTGGAGAGATAGAACGTATCTTAACTTCTCTGCCATTCAGCACTGGCACATCAATCCGGCCTTGCTTCTTTAAGATATAAACTACTCGCTGTAGAATGGGCTGTACCATCTCAGCTTGCAATCTGCCAAAAGCGGATCCAATACGGCGTGACAAGTCAGCCATACGTTCTGCAACTTCTGTGGCAGTAGCAGGTGTTTTGTTTGGGTCGCCCAACATATCATTGTATAATGCGCGCTTGATATTGTTACGCATATCACCAAGCACAAGGTTGGCAACATTGAAGTCACCTGCCGCCTTGATAGGTTGCAAACCCATAGAACCCATAGCTTTTGGAATGATAGTCCCTGGAACGAGGTTAATTGTATCGGTGTTCATAACACCGTCATCATCCATCTGATAGATACCTGAGATAGCCATCTGTGCGTTCTCTAACACCAACTCAATTGTAAGGTTGGTTGTCTTGATTGCACTCAATGCATTAACAAGTGGGCCGCGTCCATAGACTTCGCCACTAGCTTTAGACCAACGGAAACAGACAAATGGGTTAGAGCCAGAACCTACAAACTGCTCATAGAAGATAATCTCTTCATTCTCTCTATCAACAACGTAATAGTCATAACGCTCTTCGTTTCTCTTTTCGTAGTTCTTACAGACTACTTCGAGAATAGAGCATTCAGCTTGTGGCTGAGTTTCGATAGCCCGAGCGAGACGGTCTGATATATTTGCTCGTTCAAATGCAATAGGGATGTCAATATTCTTGAGCTTGCGCTCTCTAAATACATGGTCAATTTTATCATCTGCACCTGTGTCAAGTACGACAGTCGGAAGCGGTATCGCGTTAAAGCGAACTGGATTGATTGCGTCACCTTCTTCAACAAGCAACACGCCTGTTCCAACAGCCAAATCCATAAATGATTCATGCACCTCTTGCCCGAAATTAGAAGATTGTAGAACTTCAAATACATATTCTGTGACTTCATCCAATTGATTATTAACTTGGTCACTCTGTTCTGCTGGTACTTCAGAGCCAGCAACAAAGTCTGCCCATCTTGCAAAGTTAGGAACAAGGCCAGATTGTAGGCGTGACGCAAACTCTTGCGTGCCTACAACAGCAGTTTCATCAAAGATTTTATCATCTCTGCGCTGACCGTTAGCTTCATAGAAAAAGCCCTGCCGCATAGGAAGGGCATATTCGTAGCACTCATCAAACAGAGATTCGAATGAGGCGCGTTTTGTTTTCGCGCGCTCAAACTTTTCCAGCATCATTTTAACCTGAGACATTATAAAGTCTCGTCAAAATAACCTATGCCGCCCTTACCGCCAGACAGCAATGATTGCGCGCCACTTCCTTTACGGTCTTTCTTGACTTTTGCTTCTAAAGATTTCTCACGCACATCTTCTTGCTCACGCTTTTCTTTAAGCTCGGCGGCTTCACGCTCATCTTTTTCGCGTTGCTTTGCAGCTTCCTGTTCAGCTTTTTCTTCGGCTGTCAAAGGTGGTGGGCCTGCTGGCTTTGGGGACCTAGTACACATATAGAACTCCTAACTGTCTTCTGCTTATAGGGGCATGCATAGATGCTCCACAACGCACAAAACTACATCCTTGACCACAAACCTTGTCTGCGTTGTTTTGGCTTGCGGGTAAAGACATCAAAGTTAGTGCTGGCTTGAAATGGTTTGGGAGCATGCTGTTGATTGCTGAGGATGGCTCTGCCTTCGCCAGCACCAAGCATTAGATACTGAACAGCATCATGGATGTGAGAGAAGTGGTTCTTATCTGGCTTGTCATCATAGCGTTCACCAGAGACTTGCATGCGGCGATATTGATAGCCGCCTTCAAATCCTTTGATGATTGTACGGCATCTAAAGTCAATCAATACACCAGACTGACCATCAACCATGCGGCTGAGAGGTGCAGATACAGATTCCAATCTTAAAGATACATCATTGGATGGGGCAGGGCGCGCACTAAGGCCAGCCCCCCGCAATATCTGAAAGGGTGTTGTCTCATCCGTCTGTGCGCGGAAATCACCTGCGGGGTCGCCAAAGATTATCACTTCATTGGTTGAATAGCGTGAGGCTAATTCTTGCCGCAATAATTCTGCAAACCTCACGATACCCATATCAAAAGCGACAAGCTCTTGCAGTATCAACCATCTGCCTCTTACCTTCTGGGCTATAACACCAGCAGGGGTAAGACCAAAATCAAGGCCAACATAAACAGGCACACCTGCCGCAATCGGAATTTCTTCCTTCGATACGTGGATGTCAGCGACAAAATTACCATAAACGGGTTTGCCATCTTTAATACTCCCAAGGCGGTTCATCACATATACGTCTATCCAGCTTTTCGTCTTGCCCATTACGATATTCGGATAGTAGTCGGCTCTCATATTTTCTGAGTTTTCTGCGCTCTCGTTTGGAACATATGCGGCGATATTGCCGTCTTCGTCCTTCGTTTCTTTCATGCCTTGCGGCTGGGTGAAGAACTGCCAATTGTCTGGCTTGACCAGCATCCTTGCTTCTTCTTTTGGAATATGGTCTGGCACTGGTATTTCGCCCGACATGATAGGCCACCAATGGTCTTCTTCTGGCGCGTTCGTGTCTGCTATTACTCCTGTCCAACTACAGCCCCCATCTTTCATAGAGGGGAAGCGCCCCACACGCATAGTACAGGCGTCAATAATAGACTTTGGTATCTCTCTGGCTTCGTTGATCCAAATGCCTGTAAGTTCTAGTGACAGCAGTTTCTTCACATCTTCTGGCCTATCAAGGGCAAGAAAGATAACCTCTAAGTCTAAGTCACTGCGTTTGATGTGATGGGTGTAGGGTACAGACCATAAGAACTTGCCCCACTCTTCTTCTGGAAACCAATCAAGCCATGTCTTTATTGTGGTTGTGCGTAGCTGTGGATTGGTATTTCTGATAACAGCCCAGCGAGATTTACGAATACCGCCCTCTGTTTTCTTTTGCTGTAAAGCGCGTCTGAATAACTCAACACAACAACATACAGATTTGCCCGACCCAACAGGACCACGCAATCCACGGAAGAACACATCGCTCTTCATAAATTCTTTTAATATTTGCCCATCAGGTTTGTATTTAAAGCTGGTCAACTTTGTTATCTTTCCCGAACTTAATCATCCGTTCAACAACCTCTGGCCCAATAACAGCTATTACTTTGTCTGCTTCACGGTCTGTTTGGAATTGTTCTGGGTGATAAGCGAGGTGAACTTTCTTAACAATGGTACGCAACATAGCGCGCTCATCTTTATTAATGGTGTGTAGGAATGTCATCTGTGTGCTTTTGTCTTCTTTGCAATTGATTTGGGTTGCTTGGAATGCTGTTTGCCTGCACGAATAGCTTTGCGTTTTGCGGCTGTTGATGCGGCATATTCAGAAGAGGAGAGGGATTTAATAGCGGCTTCTGGCAGGTAGCGTTCACCTGTAGCCTTTGGGCCTTGTGTACTAGGCTTGCCAGATTTGGTGCGCCATTTTTGTTTAGTCCAGTTACGAAGTGATCGCTGTGTTGGTTTCATCGGTAGCCGCCACCTTTAGCTTTATATGCTTTGGCAAGCATCTGCGCTTTACGCGCTGACCATTGACCAGAGCTACCACCTTTATTACCAGCCTTAATACGATTGAATAATGCTTTACGCATTGTAGGTTTGGTATAGTTACCAGCCGCATTTACTGCCATCACAACCACCTTTTCTTTAGTGCTATCCAATATGCAAATGCACAGAACAAACAAATGAAGGCAACGCACAAAGAGGCAATGCCGATTGTTTCTATTAAGTTAGCGCGTCTACGCTTGGCTCTTTCTTGTGCTTTCTGGCGGGCAATGCGGGCCTGCCCTTGGAACTTGACCCAATCATTCCAAATGCCTGCGCGTCCATATAGGTTCATATAAGAGCGTAATTCATCTTCTTTACGCTTCACTTCATCCAACGCTAAAAATTCTTGAAGCTCATTGCCAAAAGGAGAAGACTTCTTTTTTCTATGACGAGATTCGAGTGTGTCTTTTGCAGATACAAAGTCAGTGATTGCATTCCCTGCTTTTGCTAAGTCAGAGCCATTCGCAACCGTTTGCTTTATGATTGCGAACGCCGCATTGATTGCGGCAAGCTCTGCTAACATGGCTTAGTATCCTCTTGAGTATTTCCCTTTGGCGGGTTGTTTTGCGGCTGGCTTTTTAGCGGCGGCTTTCTTAGCGGCGGCTTTGCCTTTGGCTGTATATGGAAACTTCTTCTTACCTACTTGCGGCATTATATTACCCTTTTAGAAGTGAACGAGCGCCACGCCCACGACGGCGAGACTTATTTTTTCTGGAAAGAAGAGTAGGCTGTTTAGGCGCTTCTTTCTTTGCGCGGCGAACAATCTTCTCTTTATCTTTTGAAACAGGCTCGGCTGCTTTTTTCTTTTTCTGCTGTGCTTTGTAAGCAGGGCTTGCCATTATCATTCTTTTGATAAAGTCTTTTTTAGATATGTTTTCTTCAGCCATTACTTCTTCCTTTTCTTAGCGGCTTGATAA